TATAAATAGAATAAGTTGATTTTACCCTGTCCCCCTGTCCAAGCTATCGTCAACCCTTGGGGTCATTGGCCTTAAACGGTACAAGGTGATTTCTTTTACCCTGTACTTACCCCTGTCCAAACTATAAAACTATGAAAAAAGGAGGAATTAATATGAAAACATTAAAATTCAAGCAATATCAAACTGAACTAATAAACGGTAATAAAGGAACAATCAATATACCAATGGATATGGAGTTAAAGAATATCATCCAAACAAGGCAGTTTATAAAAGACGCATATTCAGAAACGTTTGTCCGTTCTAATGCGATAGTAAAATTTGAGTATGTTGGTATTCATGAGGCAGTAGTGAAAGTAGATTAATAAGGTGGTGTAAAAATGGATGAGGATTTCTGGGATTGGTACGAAAAAAATAAATTAGATATGTTCTGGGAAAAATATAGATTGTTCATGGGGATTGAAGGTAAATCAAATTGGTTGAAAGCAAAAATGCACTGGGCAAAAGTTGATAGGATAAGAAAAGAATGCCTTGAATCAGACGACCCGCACCATGTTTTTGAGATAGCACACTTCCTTGATCTGCCATTCTTTTTGGATAAATGGTGGGACAAGCTGGACAGGCATTATAAAGAAAGATATCTAACTGAAACATGGTTTAAAAAGATAGACGGGCATCTTAACGGTTTAAATTGGTGGATACCTTACTTTAATGAACTAGGTTTTATAACCAATTGCGAAGCACCGAAGCCATCCGAGCCGATTGTTCTTTATAGAGGAGTAGAACCATATTTTAGACTTGGTATGTCCTGGACGAATAACGTTGATATGGCTGAAACATTCGCTGGATCCGATTCTCTTATTGGGAATAAGTTTGTTTATGGAACAGTAGTACAGCCGGAAAGCATTTTAGCAGTATTCAAAGGAAATGCAGTTGATACCGATGGGCAACCATATATAGAGCATGGGCTAGAATATGTGGTAAATCATCAACATTTAAGTTTTGATGATGTATATGCAATTGATGATCCAGAATGGGATAAGGTAGAAAAGCCATAAACTCAGTCATATCAAGGGGTGGAGGGTTGTAATATATACCCTCCCATGGTATAATAGAGGTAGTGAACAGATCGGAAAACTTATATATAAAAGTGGTGAAATAATGGCAAAAAATTATCGGACTTCCCTTCTTTTTAAGCACCGCATTTCCCTTGTGGAATTAAAGCCCAATGATGGACCAGAGCCAGGAGAACAAGAAATATTGTTCACAAAGGCATGGGCAGCCATTAAGACGATGAAGGGCAGAGAATATAACACAGCGGTTATGGCAGGTACAGAGGGCGTATCACGTTTCATCGTTCGTTATATAGAAGGGATAAAGGCTTCTATGAAGATAAAATATAAAGGTTTAACTTATGAAATAGAAAGTATTGAAAATGATGATGAAAACAATCGCACCATAACGATGATTGCCAGGGCGATATTAGATAACTAGAAAAGAGGTGAGCGAGTGGGATTTTTCGATAAGATATTCAGTTTTTTAGAAAAACCGATTGACGACAATAAAGAACGTGCAGAAATGTTATCATCCGGCAGCCCAGTATTCAGTCCATTTAGCGGAAATGCGTATCAATCGGATATATACCGTTCAGCAGTGGATGCAATCGCACGGAACGCAGGTAAATTAAAAGGTAAGCATATCGTGACAACACCAGACACACGAAAAACAGGGGATCAGTCTTTAAATCGCATTTTGTCAGTTAGGCCGAATCAATACATGACAGCCTATGATCTGATTTATAAGCTAACTACACATTACTTTTTGTATAATAACGCCTTTGCTTACTTGCAAAAAGACGAGAAAGGGAATTTGAAAGCTATCTATCCCTTATCACCACAGAACGTGGAATATCTGACAGACCCGACAGGAACATTGTATTGCCGTTTCTTATTCGGAAATGGACAAGAGGTTACACTACCCTATTCAGAGGTGTTTGTCGCCCGCAGGTTTTTTAATAGCAATGATCTGTTAGGTGATACAAATACAGCTATATTGCCAGCATTAGACCTTGCACATACGCAAAGTGAAGGTATGGAAAACGCAATTAAATCAAATGCAACCATTCGTGGGATTTTAAAATACAATCAAGTATTAAGCCCAGAAAAACTCAAGGAAGAAAAGGACGCTTTTATCAATGATTATTTGACTGCTGCCAACAATGGTGGAATTGCTGCAATTGATAGTAAATATGATTATGTTCCACTAGAAAGCAATCCGGTATCAATTGACGATAAGCAGATAGATTCCGTGAAGAAAAAAATATACGAATATTTAGGCATTAGTGAATCAATCGTAAATAGCAGTTATACGGAAGATGAATGGGCTGCATTTTATGAAAGCGTGATCGAGCCTTTAGCCTTGCAGTTTTCGCTTGAACTCACAGACAAAATATTTACTGAAAGAGAACAAGCCTTTGGTAATACAATCATCTTTGAATCAAACAGGCTACAATTCGCAAGTAATGATAGTAAAACAAACATCTTGAAGGAACTTGTTCCATTAGGATTGTTAACGGTTAACCAGGCACTTGAAATATTGAATATGCCACCAGTTGAGGACGGTAACAAACGATTGCAGACCCTAAACGTTGTCAATTCAGATAAAGCCGATCAGTATCAGTTAAATAATAAACAGGGAGGTAATGCAGATGAAGGAAACACGAACAGTGGAACTCCGAACAGCGGAGAAGGAAAATAACGAAATGGTAGTAACGGGTGTTCCGGTTGTCTTTGACCAGGAGACGCAGATTAATGACCCAATGGGAAGCTATACCGAGGTAATACAGCGTAACGCATTGGGCGGGGTTAATCTGAATGATACCCGATTATTATATAACCATGATTTTAATAGTGTGCCTTTGGCAAAAGCACCTAAGACAATGGAATTGTGGACAAATGAAAAAGGGTTAAATATGAGAGCCACACTTCCCGATACAGAGCAGGGACGTTCTGTATATGAAGCCATCAAAAGGCAGGATTTGAATGGCATGAGTTTTTCTTTCACTTGTGACAAGGCAGGCAGCCATTACAATGTGGAGAAACGAACAAGGACTATTTCACGAATCAATAAAATCTATGAGTGTTCAATCGTTCCATTTCCTGCATATCAAACAACATCGGTCGAAGCTAGAAATCAAATGAGCGAAGCCGAACAGCAGGAAAAGCAGAAACGAGCAGCAAGAATAAAAATAAATCAATTATTAAAAAGGGGATTATAAAATATGAATTTCAAAACAGTACAAGAAGCATTTAACCATTATCGTAACCATGATTTAAAGGACATTGAAAGCCGGGCTTCCGAAATTGGAAAGCAAATTGACACAGACCCACAGGCAGATGTAAACACTCTTAACATCGAACTGGACGGCTTGAAAGAAGCTAAGGCAAATGTTGAACAACGCAATCAAAATCCAGGAGGGAATAACTTCAATCCTATTACTGGAATGAACTTCAATCAAGATAAGCAAGTACCAACAGAAAACATTTTCGAGAGTAAAGAATACCGTTCCGCGTTCTATAAAACAATGCTTGGCCAAAAGTTGGATGATGTGGAAACTCGTACATTCAATAAGGCAATGGAGCAACAGGAAGCTGAACACCGTGCAGACAGCTTTAATACAACGACAAACAGCGCTGCATTACTTCCTACTGCCACCTTGAATGAAGTCATTAAGAAGGCTCGGACAATGGGCGGGCTTATCGCGCATGTAAGAAATTTCAATATCCCGACTAACATTTCAGTACCGATCGTAACGCCACACAGTAGAGCACAATGGCATACGGAAGGTGCGACAGTTGAATCTGAAAGCGTACAGACAGCAGCAGTTAACTTCTCGGGCTATGAGATCATCAAAGTATTTTCAATTAGTGCAGCAGCTAAGAAAATGACTGTCCAAGCCTTTGAATCTTACATGATTGAAGAACTTACTAATTGTGTGATGGAAGCTATTGCAGAAGCACTTGTAAATGGTACAGGTGAAGGACAAGGAACAGGACTGGAAACAGGCGTTACATGGGATGGTAGCAACAGCCTTGACCTTACAGGCGAATATACAGACTTTACAAAAGCATTAGCAACCTTGAAGCGTGGCTATGCTGCAAATGCAAAATTCGCTATGAACAACGCTACTTTATATAACAAGGTTTATAGTCTGGTAGATAATAACAATCGACCAATCTTTATTGCAGACCCTAAGAATGAATCAATCGGACGTATCCTAGGCAAAGAGGTTGTGATTGATGACAACA